TTTATGTCCGTCAGACCCTGAACGAAGTGGGTGAGATCTTGGAGGATGTCTTTGGTGAGGAAGCTGATTTCTCAGATGTTCCCGAAAATGAATACACTTACAGACGGACTCCCTTTGGTATCATCCGAACCAAGATAGTCGCTCCACCAAGCAAGGAAGATTGGGACACACAGCAAGCATTGGCAAAAGAAAAGGCTGATGCTTACAGGGCGAAGATCGCTGCGGAAGAAGCTGCGAGAGAACTGGAAGAGATTGAAAAAATAGACGCGATAGAAAAAGCAGCAGCTGCATGGAAACTAAAATATCCCAACAAGAGACGTTCTGACACAAAGCCTACTGAAGATCCCGGTGAAGGTTGGGAGTGGGTTCTTGATCCGGGAATCTGCAATTGTATCTGGACTCGTACAAAGGTGGGGAGTTAATCCTACGGGGCGTGGAGGTTTTGAGCCAAGCTCACAGGTTTTCACCCTGCCCTTCGCCTTCATGCCCTACACAGCATTGATACAATAAGATACCCGCCAGCAATAAGAGCGACTACGGCCATCCACTTTGTAAACAGGTCAAGCAATTCAGAGCCGGTATTCTCCCAGCCCGAGGTTTCAATATAATTCTGGAATCGTTTAATCATAATATCCCCCTATCCCCGTTCTATTTCCGTAACCAGTTCTTCAATGTGTCCCTTGCCATAGTCCTTGTCTGGAGCTGGTATCTCAACCCCATATCGAATTGACACCATGTCCCTTATCTGATCGGTAAACCATGACATTAACTGTGTATCCACTGGAACTTTGCTGGTTTCCCTTAACTCCCTGATATATGTGTTGCCTTTTGCGTCTGTATCCTGGAGATACATTTGTTTCATCACTCCGTAGACATGCTCCCGTTCATGTCGTGGGTAATCCATGAGAGCCGTTGTAATAGGGATGACTACACCGTGAAGATACGCTTTCTGCTTTGTTGTATTTGACTTGTGAAATTTCTTAACAGGGTGCGTTACCCTTGTACCAGCTTTCAGCTTAGCAAGGTGTAATTGATATCGTTCTGGAAAGTCAGGAACAACCATATACTCTTTGCCAACCTTTTCTATCGTGCCCACAAATGGAATCATGCCGCCATCTCCTTTAATTTCTTTACGGTCATTGCGAGATTCATACAGAAGGTGTCAAGCTCGGCCTTCAGCTTTTCAATGAAAGATTCGTCCCGATCGACCTTAATTGTGAACGGTGCCATCCCCGGAAAATAAGACATGAACCACCAAGAGTTAAGGCCCGTCACTGCCATACTACCCTGTACTTGCTGGAAGTAAGCAGTGGGAAGTTTATCTTCAAGGAGATAGGAAACATGGGTATGAATCAAGGGGCACTTAATTTCCAGACCAGCATCTTCGATAAGGCCATCAGGGGAACATAGGTATTTCTTCTGTGCGTCTGGATAGCACAACCCTACCTGCTGAACATCTACATCATATATCATTTCAAATAAATTCCTTGCAGCCGGTTCAAGCTCAATGCCTCTCTGCATGATGGCGTTCTGGTATGTCTCTGCTTTTAGTCCCACGATTGTTTCACCGGCAAGTTGGTAGAGATAATCCTTTGCCGATTTTGAGTGTTCGCCCTTTGTCGTTACGATCTTGCTAAAACTACTGGCTCCAGGTCTTCCGGCCTTCTCGGTAAACCATTCTTCCTTCCCTTGCTCACAGTCGATGATAATCATACCCCTGCGCCCTCCTGAGCTTCGTCCATCCACTCCCCGTCATCCTCGCCGGGGGTTCTTTTCTCTGGTTCTGCCGTCTCTTTTTGGGGCTTTGCTGGAGTTGCTTCGATACTTGACATTGCTTTCCCGTAGTCCAGTGCAAGGATATTTTCAAGGCCCTCTACTCCCATGAATTTTGTGATACGGCCTTCTTTGATTCCCTTTTCTGCCAAGCCTTTTTGGAGTACCTTGACTTGTGCCTCGGTGATATACTTAACCCCGCCCGCACCATTCCCGTCATCGTCCAGGTTCACACCATCTATCGCCGCAAGTCCTGTTACCGCTTCAAATGTTGCCCCTCTCAGATATGTTATGGTTGACTTAATTTTCTGAATTGGGTTTTTAGCATTGCCGCCACTGTCATCAGGTGGAGCTTCCATTGTAACCTGTTCGCTATGTCCGAGCTTGTGGCTGAGTTTACAGGATACCTTGACCATCTTATCGCCCTGCTCTATCGTCCAAGACGCAGAGAGTCCATGCGCTCCAAGAGCGGGGTTCACTGTTTTAACCAGATTACCAAGAGATACATACATAGCTTTTTTGTTAGCTTTAGAAAACTGAGAGTTTTCTTTGTCTTTTAGTACCTCGGGTGGATTTTCCTTGAAAGCTGCCACAGCCGCAAAGAACGCCTTTCGCGCATTGTTGGCATCATTCCGCTCCTGTAGCTCCATCATCTTTTCGATGAAGGCTGGTTCAAATCCCTTCTCTGCTGATACTTGGAAAATTGTCAAAAAGGAATCTTCTGGCCTCACGGCTGGCGCGTTTGTCTGTTCCAATACTTCTACTGCTGTTCCAGTTGTTTTTGTTGTCATTACATCACCTCTATATGTTTAAGAACTTGCTGAAGAATAATCTCAATATCAGCAAGCGCGATAGATTGTATTTCTTTTGCCTCTTTACTCTTGAGCTGTGGCTGTGGAAGGTTGGTAGTGTTAAATAGAGCTACCCACGCTATTAGCTTCTCCCGATCTGGTTTCAATGCCTCTTGCCGGATGGCCTCGGCCTTATCTGCTATCTCTTTATCTTTCGCTTCCTGCGCCTCCCGTTTAACCCTTTCTTTTTCGTCTTTCTCGGCCTGAACTTTGGCATCAAAATTTGCTTTTACCGCGGCGGCATCACTTATCTTCTTTTCAGCGGCTTCCTTCTCTTTCTTCTCAAACGCCGCCACCTTCAATGTGAAGGCTTCCTCTTTCGCGGCTTGCTCTTTATCCTTCTTTGCCTGTTTAACAGCTTGGCGGTCTATCTCTGCCTGTGCTTTGGCAAGTTCCTTGTCTTTCAGAATCCTAGCCGCCTCTTCATCGTCAATACGTTTCTGCTCAAGGGCATATTTCTCTTTCGATACTTCAAGAAGGCCTATGTAGCTTTCATCGTCCATCGTGGCAACATCCATATATGGTAGAAGGACATTGAAGGAAAACAGAGTATCAACGCGCTCCTGAATCTTCGCTTTCTCAATGCGGTCTTCCTCCGCTTTGATTCGCTCCAGTTCCCTTGTGACCTTATCCGCTTCGGCTTGTAGATGTGCCTCAATGGGGGTACTTGCATCAAAAAGTTCCTTCGCGGCTGCGTCAACATCCCTTCCATATTTCAGGGCAGAGGTTTTTTGTTTTACTCTGGCTTTCTCTATTGTGGTTCTGATCTTCACCATTTTCATTCTTCCAGCGTGTACGGCCTCAAGCTGTTCTTTGTCTGCCAGATCGGTAATAACCAACGGCATATACTTTTCTTTGAGCTTTGCTATCTGTGCTATGTTTACATCGTAAACTATCGGCGGTAATGTTTCATACGTTTTGATGGTGTCAGTCATGGTGTTGCCTCCCTTACGGATGTTTCGCTATGGTTATTCCCAACTTTTTTCTAGCCTCACCTATGGTAACAGTAGACCCCTCCCACTTCTCTTCTTTCCTGACCTCTTCATCGAAATCAGCCTGTTCTAAGGACTGCTCAAAATTCTTGGTGTCAAATGCTTCAATCGCTCTTGCCATCGTCTTTCTCCTCCTTTTTTTAATGTGGGGCGGCGGCATCGCCCCTGTGTTTACTGTTAATAAAAGCCGCTCCCAGGGTCTTGAACGTGGGAGGCGGGCGCATGGCCTCCCGTATTGTTGTTTCTCACTCTCGCCCCTTACCAGTTCGATCTTAGTCTAAGTTTATAAGTCGTTTTAGTTCACTGTTTTAACCACCCCCCTTCTGTATGTGTGGTGGGAGGTTCGCTATTTTGAATCCAGTCTGTAAGGCTGAGATACACTCATTTTGCCGACTGATTAGGCCTTGCTATTTCTAGCCACTCCCACCATTTAAAGAACCTAATACTCCCATAGTCCTTTTCTTATGTCAAGGATTATCTCAACTATATTTCAATTATTATTGCATCTATTATATATAAGATTATTCCCCTCTGTTATAATATCTCTTGACGTAGCCTTATAATTGATATAAAATCTTTAACCATGAAAATCAATACAAAAAAGATACAGTTTGAAATGGAGAGGACGGGGATTAACCTGAAACAGCTTGGGGCAAAGTTTAAACCGATTAAGTCAAAACACGCCACCTGGTATATCATTCACCACGCACAGAAGATGTCAACGGTTGATCTTATTGGGGAAGCCCTGAACATTAACGGACGTGAATTGATAGAATAGGGGGAGATATGAAGATCAAGCTCGATAAGGCTGATACTACATTTTCAAAATTCATTCGCACTCGGGACAACTGGACGTGCCAGCGGTGTGGTAAACGATACCCCCCTCCAACACAAGCTCTCCACTGTTCCCATTATTTGGGTCGAGGTAGGGAGAATACACGGTTCGATCCCGAAAACTGTGATGCGCTCTGTTATGGTTGCCATCAGCATTGGGGTTCCGCAGATAAAGAAGGTTATAGGGATTTCAAGCTTCACCAATTAGGGCGCGAAAGATTTAAT